GTATGCCCACGGCACACATAAGGCTGACCGTCTTTCGGTCATCATCGGTCGGCTTGTAGGCCGGTCTTCCGTTCGGTTTTCCTGTTGCTTTACGAGGCATTGGCTAATAAAGGGGAAAAAGTATCCCCGTTTCCTTCCAAAGTTGCTTGCTGACCAGTGAATTCTTGCCAGCGCTGCACGATTACATCGCAGTATTTTGGGTCGAGTTCCATCATCATGCACGCCCTACTGTGCTTTTCACACGCAATCATCGTGGTGCCGGTGCCACCAAAGCAATCAATAACGATAGCGTTTCGCCCGGTGAAATTTTCGATGATGTTTTCCGGCAAGTAAACAGGGAACGTGGCCTTGTGAATATCAGAATACTCGTTGCCAGATGCGTTAGCGCCCTCAATCACGTTCCAATATGTGCCTTGTCCGAATTGAGGATTAACAAATTTTCGCTTCCCGTCTCCAAAACATAAAATAAATTCAACTAGATTGTTTATCACGCCCTTCTGAATATGTGGCGCGGCTGTCTTTTTCTTCCAATAAATCACATCTTTGAACGTGTCGCCAAACGCATCAACTATTTTGAATATGATGCGTTTGTTAGCTTGCACGATCCCAATGTTGTAAAATACCTCATCAGACACCGCCAACATACATGACATATTTGCACTGAGAAATTCAAAAAACTGCTCAGATGTTTGGTTATCATCAAAAGATTGATATTTTTTACCAGTGCCAGATTGCCCTTTCACGTTCAATGATCCTGCGTTGTAAGGCGGGGACGTAAAGCAAATGTTGGCTTTTCTGCCGCCCATAAGCTTATCCACCGCATCAATGCTGGTGCTGTCGCCACACATCAGCCGGTGGTCGCCTAGCAGCCAAACGTCGCCCTCGACCGTAACGGGGTTCTCCGGCACGTCCGGCACCGCGTCCTCGTCGGTCAGCCCCTCGGTTGGATCGACCAGCATATTCGCCAGCATATCCTCACCGAATCCGATAAGGCTCAGATCAAACCCATCCGCGTCTAAGTCTTTCATTTCCACCGACAGCAAATCCATATCCCACCCGGCATTCTGCGGTAGTTGATTATCCGCCAGGACATAGGCTTGCTTCTGCGCCTTCGTCCAACCGGTGGCAACCATCGTCGGGACTTCCTCGATACCGAGCTTCCGCGCTGCCATGACTCGACCATGCCCGGCTATGATTTCACCGTCCTCATCGACCAGCACCGGTGTTGTCCATCCCCACTCTTTAATCGACGCTGCGATCTGCGCCACTTGCTCATCCGAATGCGTTCGTGCGTTCCTCGCATATGGTATTAGCGCGTCCACTTTTCGCCGTTTAATTTTGTCTGCTGGCCAATCCATTATTCTCTTTCCACTTTAGTTGAAAAACCCTTTTACGCATAAGCACCCTTTTTACCCTCCCCTTAGGGGGGGAGGGTAGTTAGGGTGCTATTTTATGCTTATTTGTCCCCAATCCACCCTAAAACCCTAAAGCACCCTTTAGGGTGATTAGGGTGCTTATTTAGCCGACCGACTAACCAACATTGCAGACGCCCAAACGTCATCTAAAACAATCCAGCCATCCTCTTTTTTACCAATAATATTTCCTAAGATTAAAGCACCAATTAGATTATTTTGATAAGACGAATTCAACGCGTTTTCGATTGTTCTCGCCTTCACGCCGTCTTTTTCAAGTTTGGCCTTCAAATCTTTACGCGCTAAATATGGCTCGCCGTCAATATCTTCCGCCCCAGCCGACCACCAAGCGTTCTCAAACGTCTTTTGATGCCGTGCCAGCGGGCTATCCCTCTTGGCCTTTACAGGTTCCTGTCCAGCCACCAGAACCGCTGAACTGACTTGATCGCCGTCTTCATCCAGCCAGCCCCTGATTGGCACCGACTGCAATTCCGCAAACACCGGCTTGGCCTCCTCCGCATCCTTAGATTTGCGCTGCACAATCTCAATGATATCGCCGGGAACCACGCTAATTTCTATATCCAAAGCCCCGCGCCACGCTGACGATCCCCGCGCCCGGTGCTGTGCTTCGACATTAACGCCGGTATGGTGAACCAACACCACGCTGCAATCAAACTCATGTATCATCGCCCCGCAGGCATCGAGCATGGATTTGGCGTCTGCCGCGCTGTTTTCATCGCCGTCCAGAAACCTGTGCAGCGTATCAACCACGATGATTTCGGGTGGATTAGGCAGCGCCCTGATGGCATCCACCGTCTTTTGGTATCCCTGCGGGGTATTTAAGTCCAAACCATGCCGCGAGAGCCACATATCCAGCCCGCTGACGCCCTTGTGCTGCTTCCAAGCCGCTACCCTGCCTCGAAGGCCGTGATGGCCCTCACCGGCCAGATATACGACCGTTCCATGCCGGACCTTATTTCCGAACCAATCTGGTATTGTTCCTTTGGACGCAACCGACAGGACCATATCAAGAACCAGAAAGGTCTTGCCGCCGCCTGACGGACCGTGAACCATTATGAGCGCTTGGCTTTGCAGCCAGTGTTTGACCTGCCAGCGGAGCGGGGCGGGCTGTTCCGAGAAACTATCTGCCGGGACCAGCCAGTCATCAACAGGCGGAAACAATAGGCCAAGCAAATCTTCACCGGCCTTTTGATAATCGTTTGCGTCTCCCTCGATGGGCGGCATGACGATACGGCCACCGTATTTTGCGCTGGCCTCGTCGGCCTTGTTGCGACCGACTCCGGATTCATCATTATCTGCCACAATCACGATTTCCTGAGTCTGGCCGCGCACTTCGCGCAATTGGCCGACGATTAACGGCAAATTGTTTGCGCTATAGGCAATAACGCAAGGGCGACCGGATACCTCGTGGATGGTCGCGGCTGTTGCATAGCCCTCGGCCACGAATATTGGGCCGGGTGTTACCTCGCCCAGCGTCCACGAGCATGATTTAGTCGCCCCGCCTGGGTGATAGCGCTTTTCCGTTTCGGAGATATATTGCAATGACGACAGCGTGCCATCTTCTGCGAAAAGAGGCACAATCAGCCGACCATCGCCGGTCAGACGTGCGCCGTTTGGCTGAATGCCCTTCTTTTTCAGATAAGGGTGGTCGGGACTGGCTGCGATGGCATCGCGCCAGATTGTCTCGACTGTGCTGGCTGCGACCTCTGCCTTCTTGGATCGCGCCCTTTCGCGTTCGTCTCTGGCCTCCGATTGGCGGCGCACAATTGCCATACTCTCAGCGGGTGAAAGATCGCGACCAATATCGGCCTTGAACACACAATCGATCTGATCGCGCCAGCAGCCGAATCGACCGGCCACCGGCTCATCTGGGAAAATTACATACCAGCCGGAATCATCGCGCTTGCGGCCCTTGGTGCTGAAACGGTGAAGCTGGCCGTCAATTTCTAATTTTGGAGGCGGGTCGATGCCAGCAGATCGCATGGCGTCGGCTAATTGCAACTCAGGCGGATCGACCCGTTTGCTGGATGGAATAAACGGACCGCCGAAGATTTCGGTTACTTTTGTCACTCTTTTTCCTCCAATATATTCCTGACCAGTCTAGCGTAGCCCTCAATATCAAGCCAATGATCAACGATATTTGGGTCGCCGCAGACGATCCGCGCCATCTTTGTGGCGATCATATCAAGGCTCTCGCGCTGGGCTGGGCTGAGTTTTCCCTGCTGCCAATCTAGCGCATCCTTTATAGATTGCGCCACGGTGGCCACTTTCAGATAATCGCCGTGCATCTTTTCTCGCTCTGCGAGGGTGTCTGATACGTCGCTCATTTTTCGACCACCAACTCCCCATCGCTCAGCCGCTCCATTTCGAACTGGCGCAGCATGGGCGGATGGTCGCTCCAGCGGTATGTGCCGTGCAGCCCGATGTCGAGCGCCTCGGCCATCTTCTTCCGGTCGCCAAAGAATGCGATTGCTTGTTCGGTGGTCATTTTTTTGTCCTTTCGTTGAAAATAGTTGTTTACACTTACCCCCAATCTGGTATTATGTAAATAGGAAATCGCAACCGGATACTCCGACCGCGATTAAAAAGGAGACAAACGATGTATCAAGTCAAAGCAGTCAAGACTTTCCACGGCCATGACGGCCACGGTTACGAGTGTAAACTCTATCGCGACGGTAAGCGCGTGGCGCTGGTTGTCGAAGACGGCTGGGGTGGCGGTCTTCAGTTTCATTGGGATGATCAGTTGCCAAATATTGCGCGCGTCGAATGCCGCAATCGCCACTATGATGACAGCATCAACACCTATAAGGGAACGCCTGAAGAGGCCAAATTAGGCGAGCATGTGCTGGCCCAACCTCAACGGGAAAGCGGCATTGAGGGCGTTGGCCTCATGTGGATTAACGCTGACATTTTCGTGGGCGATATGGTCACGGAATTTCTCTACACCAAGGATGTCAAAAAACTCCTCAAGAAATTGGCCTTCGTCAAGACGGATGGTAAAATCTATCACTACAATTCCGACAATCCTCAGACTCGCGCTGTGTTGGCGAAGCGTGATCCTGATGCCGTAATTCTCAACGACATGCCGTTGACTGATGCGGTTGCCAAGTATCGGGAGGTAGCGGGATGAACATTGAAATTCATCTCACCTGCCAGGAATGCGACGGCTACGGCACCATCGAAAGGCGGACGTCGGTCGATTCTTACACCAGCCGCGAGTGCCTTGACTGCGACGGCGAAGGCAAAGAATCAATTGTCGAATTTTATGACAGCATCGCAGACGCGCAGGATGATTATCCGGCAGCCGCTAGCTTCACTTATCTTTAGGAGAAAGAAAATGGCAATCAATTTACAATCGACCAACAGCGTTGTGAACGACGGTATCAAGATGCTGGTTTACGGCGCGGCGGGGACAGGCAAGACATTTCTGATTCCGACTTTGCCCAGCCCGGTCATCTTATCGGCGGAAGGTGGTCTGCTCTCAATTTCGGATCACAACATTCCATTCATTGAGATCAAAAGCATGGAAACGCTGCGCGAGGCTTACGCTTGGCTGACCGAAAGCGAGGAGGCCAAGCAGTTTGAAAGCGTGGCAATCGACAGCATCAGCGAGATCGCGGAGGTCTGTCTGGGCCACGAGAAGAAAGTAAACAAAGACCCTCGCGCGGCCTACGGCGAGATGCAAACCGTGATGGCGGAAGCCATCCGTTTATTCCGCGATCTTCCGAAGCATGTGTTTATGACCGCGAAGTTGGAGAAATCGCAGGATGAGCTTGGGCGGATGCTCTACAGCCCATCTATGCCGGGCAGCAAAACTGGTCAGGCTTTGCCGTATCAGTTCGATATTGTGGCGGCTTTGCGGGTTGAGAAAGACGCGGAGGGCGTGACCCAACGCGGACTGATGTGTGCGACGGACGGCCTGTGGCAAGCGAAAAGCCGGGTCAAGAACGTGGAGGCTTGGGAATCACCTGACCTTGGAGAGATCATCACAAAGGCGGGGGGCAAGGCATGATCGACGACCTAGCGAAAAATTGGCTTGACGCAAAATCCGCCG